CTCCAGGTGTATCAAATTCATAATCATCCTGCCCCATCCAGTATTTCTTTCCTCCTCCTTTACGTTGAAGGTTGAAAGGATATCCGGGTGAAGTAGAACGAGCTATTCCATTAAACAATTCATCGCCAGGAATTCCTTGCACTGCCTCTTCATGAGTCAGTACACGGATTTCCGGACCATTCGGAACATGTGCAGTTTTAAGTGTAATCTCCATATCTCGTGCAGCAATCTCTAAAAAGTGTGGATTCATTGCAGGTCGTGGTGTAGCAGCTTTCTTCGCTCCTTTCTCCAATGGATCAATTATAACTCCATCTAATTCAAATGGACGTAATCTAGCCGGTTTTGTGATTGGCTCAGAAAACATCCTGTGCATAGAGGATGGTTTTATATTCGATCGTGAAAATTGGGGAATAGGGGTGTCTCTCAGTGCAATTGGGTGGAACCCATTGAAAAACTCCCCATCGGGAACTTCGGCATCAGACATTGGTCCGGCGCATTGTGCAATAGGTGGAAAAGCAGCAACAGCCATCTCAACATCCTCTCTAGTAATAGATTGTGAATAATTACTCAGAGGTCCTCCAGCGATATGAAATCCTACTATTTTACCATTTCTAATTGTGTTAGATTTGACAGTCAAAATAGAACCGCAATCGCCTTGCTCAGTAGCAAAGTGATACAAAAATACATCTACAGCAGTAAGTGAAATTAATTTATCAACTTTATACTCATACTCTACATTTGCAATTGCATGACATTCTCCAGTTCTTTCTCGTGGCACAGTGCAATCTTCAATCATCGTCAAGCCAGACAAAGTTCCTTCAAAAGAACCTTCATTTAACTTGTTCATCTCTTCTCCAGAAACAAAGTGCTTTATTATATTTGCTCTTCGTGCAATTCTAGTGGACAAATCAACAAAACATAAATCTTTGGGAAAATCAGAATCAGGATCATTAAAAGTAACAAAATTACCAGTCTCAACATCATACGAAGTTAAAAAATACTTAATAGGAATATTGTACTGTGTGGCAGTTAATACTGATTGTAGACGAACAAATTCGGGTTGTGGTTGCATCTCGGCAAGGCCTAATCTAAAGTGATCAGGCATCATCAATATACTACCGGTAACAATGGTTGTGGTACCAAATTTCCGAACTCGTCCATCTTCTCTATGTGCAGTCAAATAAAATTGTTGGTGCATAACTTTCTTCATAACATTGTGTTGGTTTTGATCAATACCCATCTCCGCAGTGCGTGCGCGACGGGCAGCAATTTTCGCCTTGTTATTAAATCGTTGTGCAGGTCGTGATCGTGGTTGCATATTTCGTGTATCACTCTCTACTCTATTGTTGCATCGGTGTTTAAGCCAATACGTGACTAGATAAGTAAAAAGTGTTACCCATTTTCTCCTCCACATCTCTCTTAACAAAAATGCGCTCAAATCAAATGCGGCTCGTGCAATAGCAGTCAAACGTGGATAATAATTCATTTTCTCTTTAATAGACTTAGAAATTTTGGCAAGG